CTTCAAGGTACTTAAGTACTACGTGCTGCTGTCAAATTCGCCGATGGACCGTGCGATTCTTGCAGCGCTACGTCAAAAGAAGGACTTCAACGAGGCCAAGTTCGTGCGAGGGAACAAGGCCGCGTAACACAGCAATTCCGGCATCTTGGAACGAGGTCGGCGAACGTAGCAAAATTCACGTATCGTCGGCCTCGTCGGTTCAGATTTCACATCGATTTCAGATTTCACATGGGCAAAAACCAGGTCTGACCTGCGGAAACGCCTCTGAGATGTGAAATTTGAAGCTGAAGCACAAAACTTTTAAAAAAAATTTTTTGGTGTTAAATTTGGTCTCTCTCTACCCCTACACGCGAGACTCTAAAATTAGATACCAAGAAAACGTTTTTAAAAAGTTTTGCTTTCAGATTTCACTTTTCACATCGCCAGTGTCCGATTCGTCTGGTCCGTTCCAAACGATTCCAAAATGCCGGATGTAATCACAGCAACAGAACAGGTGGGGACAGCGTGGAAGAATGGTGTGTGGTACAAGGCTTCCCGGACTACTCGGTGAGCACCCTCGGACGAGTGCGAAGTGACATAGCTTTCAAGAACGGCAACTGCGGCCGAATACTGGAGCTGTCGAAGAACCCTCGTGGAATCGTGTACGTCGGCATGATGAAGAACGGAGTCCAGCACAAGCGCTCGGTCGCGCTCATGGTGGCCCATGCGTTCGTGTTCACTGCCCGCTCGCTCACGTTCAATACCCCGATCAATCTCGATGGGGATCGAGAGAACAATCGGGTCGAGAATCTCATGTGGCGGCCTCTCTGGTTCGCTCGTAAGTACTTCGCCCAGTTCCATGGGCGACCGCACGCAAGAATTCCTCGCCCCATAGTGGAGGTGAAAACAGAAAAGGTCTACGAGAACTCCTGGGCTGCTGCGCTGACGCACGGACTGCTCGATGTGGAGATCTACGAAACGGTACGCGACAAAACGTACGTCTGGCCGACGTACCAGAGGTTCGAGGTACTACGCTAAAAATAGATACCAACACGCAGGGTAATCGTGCTTTATGATAGAAGGGAGTCAATCAAGCTCCCCTGCGTTTGCCGTGTTATCTGTTTTCAGCGCGACAGGAGATCCCGATGAGGGAGAGCCAGTATCAAGCAAAGCTCATAGCCGAGCTTGAGCATCGGTTCCCTGGTTGCGTGATCCTGAAGAACGATCCGACGTACCTGCAAGGTATCCCGGACCTCGTCATCTTCTACGGCAACCAATGGGCGATGCTCGAAGTCAAGGCCAGCGCCAACGCTCCCACTCGACCGAACCAACCCTACTGGGTTGAGACGTTGAATGAGATGAGCTTCGCGGCCTTCATCTACCCTTCGAACGAAGAGGACGTCCTCCGTGGACTGGAACAAGCATTCTCAGCTCGCGGGGCAGCACGCCTTTCTGAGCGCCAGTAAGTACCACTGGAACAACTACACCCTGGACAAGCTTGACAGGGCGTTCACGACCCACCAGGCAGCTCAGAGAGGTGCTGCTCTCCACGCCCTCGCCCACATGGCCATTGGACTGAAGCAGTACATGGGCGGCCCCGACGAGGAGCACAACACTCTCAGCCTCTACGTTCGAGACGCTATCGACCTCGGTATGCGATCCGAGCAGGTTCTTTACGTTTCTAGGAACTGCTTCGGGACCGCGGACACGATCGGCTTCAGGAAGCGGAAGCTCAACATCCACGACCTAAAGACCGGTGTCACCACGACCTCACACCATCAGCTGGAGAACTATGCGGCGTTCTTCTGTCTCGAATACGGGGTTGACCCGTACGACATCGAGATAGAGCTGCGGATCTACCAGAACGATGAGATTCGTGTCTATGACGCCGACCCGGCCGCGATTCGTGCGATCATGAAGACCATCATCGAGTTCGACGCGTACATCGAAAAGCGTAGAGCGGAGGAAGAGTGAGCTTCACGATAAAAGAGGAAGACTATCTCGAAGCCTATGCTGAAGGCGACGAGGACGCTCTGGCCCATTACGGTGTTCTGCATCGTTCCGGACGCTACCCGTGGGGTTCTGGCGGCCCCGAGTACGCGAGTAACTCCGGCTTCCTCCAGTACGTGGACCAGCTCAAGAAGCAGAACATGAGCGAGGCGGAAATCGCTCGCGGCCTGGGGATCACCACGACCCAGCTTCGCGCTGCGAAGTCCATCGCCAAGACGGAAGAGAAGACCCGTCAAATCCAGCAAGCCACGCGCTTGAAGGCGACCGGCATGTCCAATGTCGCCATCGGTAAAGAGATGGGAATCCCCGATACAACGGTGGGGCTCCTTCTCAAGCCGGAAGCGAAGCGCAAAGCCGACATCCTCAAGACCACCGCTGACGTTCTTAAGAGCGAGGTGGACAAGAAGGGATACATCGATGTCGGCGCCGGCGTAGAACAGCACATGGGCGTTTCCAAGGACAAGCTCGGCATCGCCGTTGCTCGTCTGAAGGAAGAAGGGTACGACGTACACTACGTTCTGGTTGATCAGCTGGGTACTGGTCACCAGACTAGGATGAAGGTCCTGGCTGCACCGGGAACCACCTACAGTGAGGTCTTCCGCAACCGCGACAATATCCGTATTCCGGGTCAGCACTCGGACGACGGTGGTCTGACGTACTTCGCCAAGCAGCCACCTATCTCGGTGGATCCGAAGCGCATCAAGGTTCGGTACGCGGAGGACGGTGGTACCGACGCTGACGGTGTGATCTACGTCCGTCGGGGCAAGGAAGATCTGACCCTGGGTAAATCGAACTACGCCCAGGTTCGCATCGCTGTTGGTGGGACACACTACCTCAAGGGTATGGCGATGTACCGGGATGATCTCCCGGATGGCGTGGACCTCGTGTTCAACACGAACAAGAACAACACGGGCAACAAGCTCGACGCCATGAAGAAGATGAAGGATGACCCTACCGACCCGTTCGGTGCGATCGTCCGACAGCTTCCGAAACTGGACGCCTTCGGTCGGGAGATTCCCGGTACGAATCGTTCGGCGATGAACATCGTCAACGAAGAGGGTAACTGGGGTAAGTGGTCGAAGAGCCTCTCCACCCAGATGCTCTCGAAACAACCGTTGGCTCTCGCTCGCGGACAGCTGGACATGACGTACGAACGCAAGAAGCGTGAGTTCGAAGAGATCATGTCGCTGACTAACCCCGTCGTGAAGAAGCGCCTTCTCGAGGCGTTTTCGGATGACGCGGATTCGTCGGCCGTCCATCTCAAGGCTGCGGCTCTCCCTCGTCAGGGATCGCACGTCATACTGCCAATCAACAGCATGAAGCCGACCGAGGTGTACGCACCCAACTACCGTAACGGTGAACCGGTCGTTCTGATCCGGTACCCGCATGGTGGTGTCTTCGAGATCCCCGAGCTCACGGTCAACAACAACCATGCTGAAGCACGCCGTCTTCTCGGTAATGCACCCGACGCTATCGGCATCCACCATTCGGTAGCTGAGCGTCTGTCAGGTGCAGACTTCGATGGCGACACAGTACTGGTCATCCCAAACCGGGATCGCAAGGTCAGGACCAAGCCTCCTCTTGAGGGGCTCAAAGGTTTCGACCCCATGCAATACAAGCTGCCTGACGACAGCCCCATCAAGCGAATGGACGCCCGCACCAAGGGTATTCAGATGGGTCTGGTGTCGAACCTCATCACCGACATGACCTTTAAGGGAGCCACGGATTCCGAGCTTGCGCGCGCAGTTCGGCATTCCATGGTAGTGATCGATGGTGAGAAGCACAACCTCGACTACAGGCAGTCCGCCCGAGACAACGGCATCGCCGCTCTCATGAAGAAGTACCAAGGTCGCTCAACGGGTGGTGCATCAACCCTCATCTCCCAAGCCAACTCCGATGTCAAGGTACCAGAAAGGAAGCCCCGCTCTGCTGCCAAGGGCGGACCGATCGACAAGGCCACAGGTAAGAAGGTCTATGAGTACAGTGGTGCTACCTACATCCAGACCAGAACCACTAAGAGTGGCAAGGTCGTGGAGAAGGAAGTACTCAAGCCTGGTGGTACTTCGAAGAAGCTAGCCGAGACGGATGATGCACACACGCTATCCTCGGGCTACCCGATCGAGAAGGTCTACGCAGACCACTCGAACCGGCTGAAGGCCCTTGCCAATCAGGCAAGGTTGGAGTTGGTCCACACCAAGACCGCCCCCTATTCGCCTTCTGCCAAGGCCGCCTATTCTCATGAGGTAAGGTCCCTGGATGCGAAGCTCGCCCTCGCTCTCAGGAACGCCCCCCTCGAAAGGCAAGCCCATGTCCTGGGGAACGCCGTGGTCCGTGAAAAGACCCGTGTCAACCCCGACATGGAGCCTTCTGAGAAGAAGAAGCTGAAGGCTAAGGCGCTGGATGAAGCACGCAAACGAGTAGGTGCTGACAAACAGCGTATTGAGATCACTGACTCTGAATGGGCCGCTATCCAGGCGGGTGCCATCAGTACCAGCAAGCTCAACCAGATCCTTGCCAACGCAGATCTGGACAAGGTCAAGCAGCTGGCCACACCTAAGGAGAGGCTCCTTATGAGTGGTGGTAAGAAGACTCAGGCACTGGCCATGATTCGTCGTGGCTACACCCAGGCAGAGGTCGCTGATGCATTGAACGTCTCTGTATCCACCCTCAAGCAGAGCCTTGGTGAGTAGGGAACCATGACACAACACATGCTCACCACAGTGGACAACCCATACGATCCATTCACACAGAACGATGAGTGGACAACATGGGACACCATCATGGGTTATCACACCAATGCCTTCCTGGCTCGCATCGTCAGACTGTCTGACGACTTGAGTGAAGCTGATCAAGAGGCTGAGATCGAGAGAGCAATCGACGAGATCGTCGAACACAATGTTCTTGGTCTTTACAGGAAGGTCGCATCACCAGCACCGCAACCCTGATGCTGCAGTGAAGTCGAGCAGTGTTTGGCTTAGTAGAGAGTCGCTTCCCCCCGCAACTCTCCTAGGTTCAGACACTGCTCGACAGCAGCAATTCACTTCCTTGTCATCTCTTTCTGCTTCTGAGATCTTGCTTTTCACTCAGAGTCGGAGAGGAGTTCAAAGGTAGGGGGGGGGTCTCGCAATTCAAGCCCCCCTTCTGCATCGCCGCCCTCCTATATTTTCCCCCGCGGGGACTTTTCCGTCAAAGTTTTTGCCCCGGCGGGTTCTTCAGGTGGTTCCTCGATGAAGGCTTTGGTTTGGCGACCCCGTTTCCATCGAGGAATCTCCTGAGAAACTCCCCTTTCCCTCACCCTATCCCCACCGAAAGGAGTTGAAAACCGTGGTCACTCGACCGAGAAGAGACCCAGACAAGCCGACAAGTACCGGCAGACCGGCGACAACTCCTCAGGGTCGAGAGAACCAGATGATCTCGCTGGCCTACGACCTAGTCGAACAGCGTCTCCGAGACGGTACGGCCTCGGCTACCGAGACGACAGCACTTCTGAAGCTCGGTTCGTCAAGGGAACGGCTCGAACAACAGCGTCTCGCGCACGAGAATGAGCTCTTGGTCGTCAAGAAGGAAGCCATGGAGTCTCAGCGCAAGTCCGATGAGCTGTTCCGCGAAGCAATGGACTACTTCCGTGCCTATACCGGAAATGGTCCTCCTCCGACCGAATCTGATCAGGATGAATAGGAATTACTCCGATCTTCGTCGTCTTCTGACATTTGAAGATCGGTTTAAGTACCTTAAGCTACGAGGTCAAGTCGGAGAAACCACATTCGGCTACGACCGGTGGATGAACCAACGGTTTTACACCTCTCCCGAATGGCGACAAGTTCGACACGAGGTTATTGCCCGGGATAACGGTTGTGATCTGGGGATCGAAGGATACGACATCCATAGCGGTCTCTATATTCACCACATGAATCCGATGACCACAGAGGACATCGTTTCTGGAAACCCGGCGAATCTCGATCCTGAATTCCTGATCACTGTAACACATCAGACCCACAACGCCATTCATTACGGCGACGAAAGTCTTTTGCCCCGACCCGTCGTTGAGCGAAAGCCCGGCGATACAAAGCTCTGGTAACCGGAGGAAGCATGACCGACAAGGACACGGGCGCCCCTTGCCCGCCCGTCGAGGACGACGAAGAGAACACGCTCGCCCAGGAGACGGCGGCGGACTACGAGGCCGAGGAGGTCCCGGAATGACGACTGACAAGAACAGCTGGGAGTACGTCAGCTCCAAGCTCGGCAAGATCACCGGGCCCACCGAGTCCCGTGCGAAGGAGATCTTCGACGCCGCCAAGAAGGCCGGCCACCAGATCTGGTTCATGTGGGGCTACGACGGTAACGCGTCGAACACCGAGCACCACTCCGGTCGTGCTCTGGACTTCATGGTCCGCAACCACGCCGATGGTCAGTGGGTCCGCGACTACATCTGGAAGAACCGCCAGCGACTCCGACTGCAGCACGTCATCTGGGAACAGCACATCACCTCGACCGTGACCAGCCCCGGAGTCGTCCGCAAGATGGCCGACCGCGGCAGCCCGACCGAGAACCACATGGACCATGTCCACGCGCTGTTCTTCACTGGCACCTACCAGAAGCCCGGTTCGGACTCCGCTCCGGTCGACCCGGCCCCGTCGAAGAAGAAGACCAACGCCGAGATCGCTCGTGAGGTCCTCGCCGGCAAGTGGGGCAACGGCCACACCCGTACACAGCGTCTGCACGGCGCCGGCTACAACCCCACCGAGATCCAGCGCCTCGTCAACAAGCTCCTCGACGAGGACCAGGCGGCCAAGAAGCGGAAGACCGTCAGCCAGATCGCCGCCGAGGTTATCGACGGAAAGTGGGGCAACGGCGCCGACCGAGTCATGCGCCTGACAAAGGCCGGTTACAACTCGGACACAGTCCAGAAGGAGGTTAACCGCCTCCTGCTCGGCAACAACCACGCTAAGAAGTCCATCCGTCAGCTGGCCGATGAAGTCATCGACGGCAAATGGGGTGACGGCAACGTGCGAGTTCAGCGACTCACGCGGGAGGGCTACAACGCCAAGGCGGTACAAGCCGAGGTCGACCGCCTCCTCAGCTAGACCAATGAAGGGAGGTGTCCCGCGTGGAACAGAGCATCCTCAACAGCGTCAAGAAGATGTGCAATGTCGATCCTTCTCTGACAGTGTTCGACGACATCATTCTCATGCACATCAACTCGGTGTTCTCCGACCTCGAACAGTTGGGGGTCGGGCCCGTCGGCGGGTACATGATCGAAGACGCTACCCCCACGTGGGGCGACTTCCTCGGTGACGACCCCCGCTGGAGTTCTGTCAAGTCGTATGTTTACTTCCGCGTGCGACTCATGTTCGATCCGCCTCAGACGCAGTATCTCGTCAACTCCTTCGACGAGCAGGTCAAGAAGATGGAGTGGCGACTCAACGTGACCCGAGAGGGGGATTCATGGACCGATCCATCCTTGCCGGCCGCGTAGTCGGCGAACCGAAGGTGCTGGGTGACGTCCTGTCACACTACGGCGTCAAGGGCATGAAATGGGGTGTCCGTCGTGACAACCCTTCGGGTGGCAAGCCGGCTGTTTCGTCCGATCATGAGACCGCCAAAGCCGCCAAGGCCAAGGTAAAGGCCGGAGGACTGAAGTCCCTCACCAACGAGGAACTGAAGACCTACCTGGAGCGCATGGATCTGGAGAAGCGCTACAAGAAGGGCAACCCCGGCCCCAAGGAGGAGGCTGGCAAGTTCATCAAGGACGTCCTCCTCCAGATCGGCAAGGAAGAGACCAAGAAGTACGCCGCCAAGCAGCTCGCCAAGGCTCTTGCCGGTCGCGGTTAGTAGAAGGGAGGGTTAGTAATGGTCATGTCAAACACGGCCGTCCCGGTCTACTACGGACAGTTCCGTGACGCGGTTATTCGTGGGGAGATTCCGGTTAATCGGGAGATCTCGGCGGAGATGAACCGCATTGACGCGCTCATCGCCAACCCGTCCATCTACTACGACGACGCCGCAGTCGAGGGTTTCATCCTCTACTGCGAGAAGGAACTCACACTGACTGACGGCAGCGATTTGCATCTGTTGCCTACTTTCAAGTTGTGGGCGGAACAGATCTTCGGCTGGTACTACTTCGTCAACCGGAGTGTCTACATACCGGGTGAGAACGGCGAAGAAGGTCACTACGAGGACAAGGTGGTCAAAAAGCGGTTGACGACAAAGCAGTACCTGATCGTCGCCCGCGGAGCCGCCAAGTCCATGTACGCCGCTTGCATCCAGGCGTACTTCCTGAACATCGACACATCGACGACGCACCAGATCACCACGGCGCCGACGATGAAACAGGCCGACGAGGTCATGTCTCCGTTCAGGACAGCGATCATCCGAAGTCGTGGACCGCTATTCAAGTTCCTTACCGAAGGGTCGATGCAGAACACGACAGGTTCCAAGGCGAATCGCGTCAAGTTGGCGTCGACTAAGAAGGGCGTCGAGAACTTCCTGACTGGCTCTTTGCTTGAGGTTCGGCCTATGTCGATCAACAAGCTCCAGGGACTTCGGCCCAAGATCTCAACTATCGATGAATGGCTGTCCGGAGACCTCCGAGAGGACGTAGTCGGCGCCGTCGAGCAAGGTGCTTCGAAGCTGGACGACTTCTTGATCGTCGCCATCAGTTCCGAAGGGACAGTCCGTAACGGTTCGGGCGACACGATCAAAATGGAACTCGCTGACATTCTCAAGGGCGAGTACCAGGCACCGCACATCTCGATCTGGCATTACAAGTTGGACGAGATAGAGGAAGTCGGCGATCCGTCAAAGTGGCTGAAGGCTAACCCGAACCTTGGGAAGACGATCACGTATGAGACTTACCAACTCGACGTTGAACGAGCCGAGAAAGCCCCAGCTGCTCGGAACGACATCCTTGCAAAGCGCTTTGGAATCCCGATGGAGGGCTACACGTACTTCTTTACGTACGAGGAAACCATCCCTCATCGTCCTAAGCGTGAGTATTGGCAGATGCCCTGCGCGATGGGGGCTGACCTTTCTCAAGGTGACGACTTCTGTGCGTTCACATTCCTCTTCCCACTGCCGCGTGGCTTTGGAGTCAAGACTCGGAGCTACATAACGACGAACACGCTCCACAAGCTCCCTGGCGCCATGCGTCAGAAGTACGAGGAGTTCATTGCCGAGGGTAGCCTTCACGTTTTGGAAGGCGAGATCCTTGACATGATGGAGGTCTATGACGACCTCGACAATCACATCCAACGCAAGAGTTACGACGTCCGGGCACTTGGTTATGACCCATACAACGCCAAGGAGTTCGTAACTCGTTGGGAGCAGGAGAACGGCGTATTCGGTATCGAGAAAGTGATTCAGGGGGCGAGGACTGAGTCTGTCCCGCTTGGGGAACTCAAGACTCTTAGTGAAGAACGACTCTTGAAATTTGATCAACAGCTGATGATGTTCGCCATGGGTAACGCCATTACCATGGAGGACACGAACGGTAACCGGAAGCTGTTGAAGAAACGTCAGGACGCCAAGATCGACAATGTCGCTGCCCTGATGGACGCCTGGGTTGCGTACAAGCTCAACAAGGAAGCCTTCGAGTAGCCAGGAAAGGAGGTGACTCATGGCATTGCTATCCCGACTGAAGACCAGCTTGGCGCACGCTTGGAACGCCTTCACGTCGGACCC